AGAAAGATAGGTGCGAAGAGTTTGGTTTAGAAATAAGAGATTGTGATTTAAATGACTTTGAAAGATTAGATATGTTGTTTCAATCATACGAACCCGATATCGTAGTACACCTAGCCGCACGTGCGGGTGTACGTAATAGTATGGGTAATGAACATTTGTATCATAGAGATAATATCGAAGGTACACAAAATCTAATTAACGTATGTAAACTACATCAAGTAGAGAAAGTAATATATGCGTCCACAAGTTCTGTATATAGTGGAACAACTACTTTGCCTTGGACAGAAGACAATGTCCAACCGCATCAAAGAAATCCTTATGCATATACTAAGTATGTAAACGAATGTCAATTTAAAATGTCGGGACTACATAATATCGGTCTAAGATTTTTTACAGTGTATGGGCCATGGGGTAGACCTGATATGGCACTCTTTGATTTTACTACAAGTATTGTAAAAGATAAACCAATCAAAGCATATAACTATGGATTGATGAAAAGAGATTTTACTTACATCGATGATATTGTTGAAGGAATAAAACTTGTTATCTTTAATCAAGACATAGAGTCTGGAGAGATATTTAATATAGGTAATGGTAAACAAGTTGAACTTATGAAGTTTATAGATAGAATTGGAAAAGAATTAAACAGAGAACCAAAAGTAAATTTAGTACCACCGCACCCCGCAGATGTTCTTGAGACTTGGAGTAATACAAACAAACTACAGAAGTTAGGATATCAACCTATGGTCGATATAAATGAAGGTGTTGCACATTTTATGGAATGGTATAAAGATTATATGGAAGTGAACTAATGAAGTACAATAAAGAAGAATGGGAAAATCTTGCAACTTGTATCAAGACAGAACAAGTTCCCCCACGTGATGTATTTGAAATATTTTTAAATAACCCAGAGTTTGCAGAATGGTACAAGACAAGAAAATAAGAATGGGTATTGTCGGACATGGTTTTGTCGGTAAGGCAATTGACTATGCGTTTACTCATGAACTAGTCGATAAGTTTTTAGTAGACCCGTTGTATGATACTACCATAGATGATTTAGTAGAATACGAACCTATCATGACTTTTATTACTGCACCTACACCAATGCATAATAATGGCATGGTAGATGCATCGATAGTTGAAGACGCAGTTTTAAAACTTATACAACATACTAAAAGTATTGTTGTTATCAAATCAACAATTACACCTGATGTAATTAATCGTTTGTACAATTCTATACATGATGAAGATAAACCAAGACTTACTTATAACCCAGAGTTTCTAACAGAGAATTCTGCAAAAGAACAATTCATTTATACTCAACACCACATACTAGGTGGAGTTTCTCAAGAGTCTTGTAATAGAGTAATACAATTTTATAATGACTTTAGTTTATGTGTGAGTAAAAGTTTTGTGACTATGACACCGCAAGAAGCATCTTTTGTTAAGTATGCAATTAATAGTTATCTTGGAATGAAAGTGACATTCTTTAATCAACTACATGATGCGGCTCTTGACTTTGGTTGTAGTCCACAAAGAATTATCAATGGAGTATCCGCAGATAAAAGAATAGGATATTCCCATACCCGTGTTCCAGGCTTTGACGGGAAGAAAGGTTTTGGTGGTGCGTGTCTACCAAAAGATATGAATGCATTTGTTAAATTTAATCAGGACTTGACTTTAATTGCGGAGTCTGTTAAAATTAACAACAAAATGCGAGAAGAGTATGAACTCGATGAACGTGAGAAAAATAATAACATAAAGTTTGAGGATAAATAATATGCCGTCTATTATGGATAAACTAAAAAAGAACTCTACGATTGCACATACGGAAGTTCTTTCTGAGTCTCAGTTTTTTGGGGATACAGATGTAGTATCTACAGATGTACCTATGATTAATGTTGCACTAAGTGGTAATACCGAAGGTGGTATCACACCAGGCCTTACCGTCCTTGCAGGCCCTAGTAAACATTTCAAAACATCATTTGCATTAAAGATTGCAAGTTCTTATTTAGAAAACAAGAAAGACTCAGTCTTACTTTTTTATGACTCAGAGTTTGGTTCACCACAATCTTACTTTGAACAATTTAATATTCCTATGGATAGAGTATTACATACACCCATTACAAATGTAGAAGAACTTAAGTTTGATTTAATTAAACAGTTTGAAGAACTAGATAGAGATGACAACGTCATCGTGGTGATTGACTCTATCGGTAATCTTGCAAGTAAGAAAGAACTTGAAGATGCACTGAGTGAAAAGTCAGTTGCAGATATGTCTCGTGCAAAAGCACTGAAAGGATTATTCAGAATGTCTACACCTTATCTTAAGATGAAGAACATTCCATTGATTGCAGTAAACCATACATACAAAGAGATTGGTTTATTTCCAAAAGATATTGTTGGTGGTGGTACGGGTATTTATTATTCTGCAGATAACATTTGGATTGTTGGTAGACAACAAGACAAGTCTGGTACAGAAATAAAAGGGTATCACTTTATTATTAATATAGATAAGAGTAGATATGTTAAAGAAAAGTCGAAAATTCCTATCTCGGTGTCGTGGGAAGGTGGTATACAGTCTTACTCAGGTTTGTTGGACGTTGCTGTTAGTGGTGGTTATATCGTTAAGCCTAGTAATGGTTGGTATATGGTTGTTGATAAAGGGACTGGTGAAACTATTGGAAACAAGGTTCGTGAAAAAGACACTCTCAATGCTGAGTTCTGGAGTCCAATATTTGAAACAACAGATTTCAAAGATTACATAAAACAAACTTATTCTATATGAATGATATCTTAGATAAACTCAGTGAAGGAGTTCACTATGAGATTATTCCACAAACAGATGATACTAGGGGTTGGGACGTAAGACTACTAGAAGAATATCCTGAAACGGTAATTCGATATGGTAATGTTGCGTTTGACGGAAAAAGAGATGCACTTACATTTAATTATGATATAGTGAGTAGTCCCGACCCCGACTTACAAATAGAAAATAATTTGACTTTTCAGGAGTACTGTGGTAAAATACTTTCCAACATAATTGAACAATCAATCACGGACGGTTCTTTACTTGCACAAGATAAAAACACGGGTGAGATTGGTGCAAGACCTGAAACTTTAGAATGGTTAGAAGATGAATATAAATCTAGAACAGACGATACTTAGAAACTTACTTACCAACGAAGAATATACAAGAAGAGTTTTACCTTTTCTTGTTCCTGATTATTTTGACGGTGTGTATAAAGACTTATTTAAAGAAGTCGCAAAGTTTGTATCAAAGTATAATAAGATACCAACCCTTGAGTCATTCAAGATTGAAATAGATGAAAGTGGTAAACTTAGTGAAGAGAATTATCGACAAGGTATGGAACTCTTACCGAATATCTTTACACCTGAGTCTGAGAACTTAGATTGGTTGATTGAAAGAACTGAGAAGTGGTGTCAAGACCGTTCAGTATATAATGCAGTCATGGAGTCTATCTCTATCATTGACGGTAAACACGCAACTCTAAAAAAGAATGCGATACCTGACGTATTGTCAAAGGCTCTTGGAGTTTCTTTCGATACAAATATCGGACACGATTATCTTGAACAAGTAGAAGAACGATATGATTTCTATCACGAACAAGAAGAACGTATACCTTTTGATTTAGATAACTTCAATAAGATAACCAAAGGTGGATTACCGAATAAGACTTTGAATATCGCACTTGCGGGAACGGGTGTAGGTAAATCTTTGTTCATGTGTCACTGTGCATCTAATATATTATCACAAGGACGTAATGTATTGTATATCACTATGGAGATGGCTGAAGAAAGAATTGCAGAAAGGATTGATGCGAACTTATTAAATATTCCGATTGACCAAATAGAAAACTTATCCAAAGATATGTTCAAGGATAAAGTGTCTCAGATAAATGCAAAGACAGAAGGTAAATTAATTATCAAAGAATATCCTACGGGTCAAGCAAACACTTCTCACTTCCGTGCATTGTTAAATGAATTGAAACTTAAAAAGAATTTTGTTCCTGAAATAATCTTTATTGATTATCTAAATATCTGTGCATCAAGTAGAATGAAAATGATTGGTGGTGCAGTAAACTCTTATTCTTATATCAAGAGTATTGCAGAAGAGATGCGTGGACTTGCAGTAGAATTTAATGTACCGATTATGAGTGCAACACAAACAAACCGAAGTGGGTTCTCAAGTGACGACCCAGGCCTAGAAGATACTTCTGAGTCATTTGGTTTACCCGCAACTGCGGACTTAATGTTTGCATTGATATCAAATGATGAACTGAACTCTATGGGTAAGATACTTGTCAAACAGTTAAAAAACAGATATAACGACCCGACTAAATACAATAGATTTACTTTGAAAGTAGACCGAAGTAAAATGAAACTAGAAGATGATGACAATCAGAATATGGTCACAACTAAAGATGATGTACCCGTGTTTGATAAATCAGAAGCTGGTGATAGAGTAAACGCAGAAAAATTTAAAGAATTTAAGTGGAGTTAATATGATTAAAACAGTAATATCAACGTATGGAGAATACATTGGAGATGTTGACGAAGGTGCAGATGTAGTTGTAATAAAAAAACCTAAAATGGTTATTCAATCAGAACAAGGTTTTGGTTTTGCAAAAGGTGTCTGTGTGACTTCGGTAGAGTCTCCCGAACAAATATCATTACAAAAATCAAATGTGATATTAGTAGTTGACACTCATGAAGATGTCAAAAAAGCATACGAAGAGTCAATCTCAGTAATCCAAAAAGTAAATCCGTGAAGGTACTAATCACTGGACATACTCACGGTATTGGTAAAGCAATACTAGAAAATTGTCCTGACGACTATGAAGTAAAAGGTATGTCTCGTGCAACGGGACATGACCTTACAAAAAATCTTCCTGATACTCTAGGATTTATTAAAGAATATAATCCAGATATATTTTTTAACAATGCATGGGGACAAGGTGCTCAAAATGAAATAGCACTATGGTGGTCTAGAAATCAAAATCTCAAAGAACCTAGAGTAATGATTACTACTGGTTCTACTTCTGGTATGAAAATGATATGTGATGATGAAGATAATTTTTACCCGAATATGCCTAAATTACCTTTTAGTGATTATGGAGAAACTAAAAGAAAATTATTCCTTGAGACATACATGCATTGGATTATGGATACAAGAAAAGTTTATTGGACTAATTATGTATTAGGTTGGGTAAAAACTAGAATACTTGTTGGACAAGGAGAACTAAACGGAGAAGAAGATTTATTTAAAAACATTGATATGTTAGAACCTGATTATGTTGCGAAAAAAATGTGGAGTGACATTAACAGTGAAGTTTATAAACAAACCTTCATGGTTGGAATGGATTGCAAAAGAAGTGGTACTGAACAAGAAAGAGTTATGTTAATGATGAAGATGATAGCAGAGGCACAAAAGGTAGGACTGTGACACAATATACTGATATAGTTCAAAGACAAAAATTATTACTTGATGCGGAAGAATGGGCTAAAGGTATAGAACAAATACATTGTCATAAAACTAATACTTGTTATTATGATAACAGACCA